CGCCCAATGTCCCTTATAAAACAGGACAGCTCGTTGAGACATTCTTTGAGCACGTCGAGGGTCTGACAGTTGTATGGGGACCGACAGTTAACTACGCTGCAGCCGTTGAGTTTGGTACTAAGCCACACGTCATCCTACCAAAGAATAAAAAGGCCTTGTATTGGGCCGGAGCAAAACATCCAGTGAAAAGGATCAATCACCCTGGATCCGCGCCAAATCCGTACATGGAAAGAATCATCACAGCATCACAGCCAGAGATCGACGCTACCTTCGAAGAGGCATTACAGGCTATAATTAAACAAATAACACCATGACCACAGGACCAGCTAATTTAATTAAAGCGCAAATACTTGTCCAATTAAATGCACTCAAAGCTGCAGGCGTACTTGGCGCGATTATCGAACAAGATATAACCGCTAATGTGCTCACACTCGACTTCCCTGCATATCCCTGCGTTGTTCTAGGTTCTTCTTCAGTTGCGTCAGTATGGGAGTATCAGCAAGCGAATAAGCGAACATATCAGTTCGATCTCATGGTGGTCCAGTTAGTCGATAACATATCCGGTCAAAATACTGGCTCTGGTTACATCGAAGATCTTCGAGATGCAATATCGACACAGTTCGATAACAACTTTACTTTAGCTGGTACTGCACCATTAGGTGTAGCTGCAGTTTTTAGCCAAAAGTTTCAGACTGAGGAAAAGGGAAAAAAGTTTGTCACGTTCTATTTGACATTACGTGCGACTACTCTTGCAAACCTCACCTATTCGTCTTAAAATACACATATGAAAGGCGCTCCAAACAAAATGATAGACAATAGCGATGTGCAAGATTTTCATTTTGCCGGTGCAGGCGTTCGACCACCAGTAACTATCAAAGCTTCAACCTATCAAAAGGCTTTAGAGATATGGCATAAAATAGGTGAAGTTGAAGAGCCTAAAGAGATCCTTACAGGTGAATACGAAAAGGGCAGTCCAACTACATAAACAAACTCTCACACCTCTCACCCATCACTTATTATTTTAATTTTAAAATATTACGATGGTACAACTTACAAGAGGTATTGGAAAACAAATACAAGTCGGAATCAGCCGCGAGACAACTCGAGGTACAGCTTCTGCAGTAGCTACATTTTGGTTAGCTGCAGATGATTGGACACACGATGAGAAGTGGAAGAACGCACAAGACGTTCAGACATATGGTGTGATCGAAGCAGAACAGTCAGAGACTCGAGTTAAGCAATGGTCCGAAGGATCTCTTAAGGTTCCATTGTCAGCCTCATCAAGCGGTCTTCTTCTCCTTTCCCTTTTAGGAACCGATACCGTAATCACAAAGTCTGGTGAGTCTGCTGTCTATCAGCATCAGTTTACAGTTGCACAGAATATTCAGCATCCTTCTTTGACGTTGTTTATGCACGATCCTATTGCTACTCCATCTGGAGCTACTGCAGACTATGTATATCCTTTGACTGTAGTGCACAAAGTTGAGATCGATTATTCTCTTGGTAAATTTGTCGAGCTTACGGTGACACAGAAAGCACAATCTGGATCTTCGGTCGGTACAGCATTTGCTCCGGCACAGGTTGTTGAAACTCGATTCGTACCTCAGTATCTTACATTTAAGAGTGCCGCTAATATCGCTAGTCTTGGAGCTGCAAGTCCTATAAAATTGAAGAGTGCTAAAATTAGTTTCGACACAAACGAGACAGATGATGATGTTCTTGGATCAAAGGGCCCCCGAGATTTTCTTAACCAAGAATTTAAGGTTGAAGGTACAGTCGAAGCTATCTGGCAGAACGAGACCGACTTCAAAACGAATGCTCTTACAAATACTCCACAGGCAATGCGTTTCGATCTTATCAATACTGATGTCACGATCGGTAATAGTTCTAACCCAGAGCTTGTGTTCGATCTCGCAAAGGTATACTTCACCGAATTCTCAAAGCCAATAAAGCTTAAGGATGTCATGTATCAGACACTTAAGTTCAATGCTGCATATTCTCCGAGTGATGGGTGTATGGTCCGAGGAACGCTGACTAACACAATTGCCACTTATTAAGTGGGGATATGATGTGGATAACTGAACATATCTACTTCATTCCGATCATATTCTTAGTGCTTATTGTAGTGCTTGTCATATACAGTTGACCTCATTACACCTATAGTCTATAGTTATAGGCATGACAACAATAATAATCATTTTCGCTGGTATTATAGGTATGCTATTATTAATGGGGTTTATGGGTCTCGCTATCTTTTCTTTTAGACTAGGTAGGAAGATCGGTAAAGTCCTTATTAATTGGGTAAATAAAAAATAATTGTCACATGCCAAACACTAAAGAAATCACAACTTCAAGCGGTCAGATAGTTTTAATACGTTCGCTTCTTTCGTACAATGATCTTGAGGCAGCTCTTAAGATTGAGGATACATTTGAGAAGTCGAATAAAATTATCGAAGCTGCGGTTATCTCTATCGACGGTGTAACCGAGGACGCATATAAAAAAGTTCGCGCTCTTCCTATTGCCGACTATACAGCTATCACTAAAGAAGTTGGCGCAATAGTTACAGGAAATTTTCAGCCGGCGAAATAGGTTTGATTTGGCAGCGCTATTTCGCTTTTGGGACAATGGAATATCCAGACGTAATGACAATGGCGATTATTTGCAATAAGATGCACTGGACGTTTCAGGAATATCGACAAACTCCAATCTGGTTCATCAATCTACTCACAGGCCTCATGAATGAAGAAGAAAAAAGGCGTAATAAAAAATAGAGTATGAATGAAGATCTAAATATTGTCATATCCGCTATAGACGAAACAGAAGCCGCGTTCTCTGCGGTCAGTTCTTCTATGGATTCTCTTGGGCTGGCTTCTGAGGAAATGGCCGTCACATTTAATGAATCAGTTGCACAGTTGAATGAAGGTATGGCGATGATCGACGAAAGTGCCTCTGTGATGGCTACAGAGTTTGATACTGCAATAGCTGAGATGAAGGTTGCGTCTGAGTCCGGTGCAGTTGCAATTGAAGAGTCAGCTGCTGCCGAGGCAGAAACATTTGCGGCTTCTATTTCAAGTTTAAAGAGTACCGCTATCCAAGCCGGTATCGTTGCAGGTATCGCATTTCAAGCTCTTAAGTCTGAGATTGAAGATGCAGCAAAATCTTCTCTCAATTGGAATGAGACACTTATTGTCTTAACCCAAGAACTTAAAAATATTGGTTCAAATATTCCTGTTAGTCAGATCACTGATTTTGCACAGTCATTATCGAGCACCACTTTGTATTCTCAGCAACAGATATTGTCTGCAGTAGCACTACTTACTTCTCATAAAGAGCTTGCTGGTTCCTACCAAATGCTAACAGACTTAGCAGCAGACTTAGCAACAAAGATAGCTGGAGGTGGTCAAGGAGACCTTACCGGCGCGATGGGTATATTGGTCAAAGCCTTAAACGATCCACAAACCGGTATACGAAACCTACAGGGCGCAGGTTTAGATTTTAATAAAGTGATGGTAGATACTGTTGACCGGTATTCTAAGCTTGGATCAACAGCAGAAGCATCACAGATTATCATACAAGCTCTTAATGACCAGATTCATGGTCTCGCAGAGGCCTCGGCTAATGCGTCTGGTACTGGATTTACGAAGCTGATTAATGATATCAGTACGATGCAAAAGAACATTGGTACTGGTCTAAATCCAGAACTCGATAAGCTGGCAGCATTTTTGACTCCAATTGTAGAAAGTATTAATGCATGGATAGTTGCACATCCAAAATTAACCGCTGACATATTGATAGGGCTGACGGTCCTCACAGCATTACTTGTCGTGATTGCCGGCATAGCGCTTATAATAACCACAGTCATATCATCATTCATAGCACTTGGAGAGATTATATCTGCAGTTGCAGCTGCACCAGTTGCACTTCTTATTGCTGCAGGTCTCGCCGTTGTTGCATCATGGTCATATGTTGCAGTTAAATTGGGTGAAAATTGGGACTTTATTTGGGATAAAGTAAAAACTGTCGCAGGACAAATACTTACCTTTATAGAAGATTGGTACAACAAAATAATGACACGGATTAATAATATTTTAAGTGCCATGAAATCAATCGGTAGTTCTATCGGTGGTGGTATAAGCGGTGCTATTGGAGGTGTCGAGAACTTTGTGACCACACACCTTGCCTCGGGTGGTATCGTAAATAGTCCTACTGTCGCTCTTATCGGTGAAGCTGGTCCAGAAGCTGTGATCCCTCTCTCAATGCTTGGATCAGGTGGTGGCGGTGGTAATCTCGGTGGTAGTCCTGGAGGGATCGTAGTCAATATTAACGGTACAGTCATGAGCACTTCGGATCAAGCTACTCTCCTTGGTAATATGATCGCAAAACAAATCGCTCAACAACTCAAACTTCAGTCATGGAGATAATCTATGTCATTACCAACATCACAATCGATTCAAATAAAAGCTAATGGAACCGATGTCAGTTCATCGATTGATTATAATTCTATTGCTTTAAATTTGGTTCTAACAAAAGAGGTAAGCACACTCAAATTCACTGTCCTCGGTGGTTCTGCGCTTCCTTCGAAGTATCAACCGGTAGCCGGTGATATCATCGGGTTTTATGAAACGATGCTACAGAATGGTACGACAGTTACTACTCAGCTCTTTGGCGGTACAATTACGGAAATAGAAACAGTAAATAAGTCTGCAGGATCTCTAGGCGGTATCCTACTTCAAAAATATGTTACCGCGACAGATTGGGGTTATTCGATGGATTCGAAGCTTGTCGTGAATTCATTTAAAGATATGGATCCGGCAGATATCGTTGCTGCAATCGTAC